CCATATGAGCAAGGAATTCCTGAAAGCTTCTAATTGGTGAGTTATTTACGTGAGGGCGAAGGTAAATACCAACGCCACCAATATTTAAATCATTTACAGATTCGGAGAACATAATACCTCCGTTAACTTAATGAAACAATTGAGAATACATTATCAAGAGATTGATTAGATGATTCACCACCGATTTTGATTTTCGCATCTTCCGATATATCAGGCAGTACAGATAATGAAATCTTCTTAGCGTAAGGAACTGAAGAGAGTTTGTCCGGGTCAACAAGAATCATCTTGCATTCTTTATTATTCAATGATGTTCTCAATTCACTATATTCCGAAATATTTAAATCTAAAGAATCTATTACTAATTTTTCCGATAAAACAAGCAATTGCCCCGTGGTTGTTTTTTGTGTTTTATCTTTATCACCTGTGATTTTTACTGACTCCATTGCACCAATTGTTCTCCAAGCGGAATCAATAAGCGAGTTACCCATTGCCTTGATTTTTTCTGCTGTATCAACAGAACTTGCCGAAGGTAAAGCTAAGTCGTCTTTCGTGGTTACAAGTACATAAGGGCTTATTGTTGGATTAGGATTTTCATTAAAAGCCATTTATTTTTCCTCCTATAATAAATCTGATTTTAGGTCATTAGGGTCGGTAGTATTTGTTAGTGTTGCCACTATTTCCATCGCCCTGTTTAAATAGTATCTGCGTTTATTTATATCACCAAGTCGCCAACTACCTTGCCCGATAGAACCGCCTTCGACAATACTGGAGTCTTCACTAATTTGCATTAATGTAGGCAGTAGGTCGTATGCTGTAAAATAAGCACCTGCGAGTTCTACGTCGTGTCTTAATTTAGTTAACACTGATAGATTGGAAATATCACCAGAGTATGATGATGTTGAAACTTTCATTAACGTTGGAGATATAATCTCTGTAACGAATTCATAATTGCCATAATTCTCATTTCCTTCAAAAATTACATAGTCTCCAACATTAAAAACATTTGTATTTTTTATGCCTATATTTATGGTAAAATCATCCACCTTAGTTACACTTGTAACAACTTGTGGCGGTTGCATTAATGCTTCTTTGTAAACGTCATCGCCAATGTTTTTTATTAATCTTGATGTTGAATCTTTTATATGTGTTGGCAATGAGGCAGTGAGAAAATCACTGCCATTTACGCCAAAATCATTTGAGATTAACTGCAAGAACCGTTTCTTAAACATTTTATGCTACCGAGTAAGAAACAACGCCTGATTTTTCCGAATTACGATAAACAACAACTTTTAATGTTTCGCCTGAAGATAATACAACTTTACTACCTTCTCTTAACGATGTACTTGATTTTGTTGGTGTTGATCCATTGGTAGTATAATAAATAGTTCCACCAAGTACTGTTGATATAGGATAAACCTCTAAATCGCTACCACCAGTCGTTCCTGTTAGGTCTGTTGCGTTTATATTGTAATCAGATAGAATCATTGGATTTGATAACGGTTTGTCGCTTCCTGCAACAATAAATTTAGAACCGTCTCTAATTACTGTTGATAACCATCCTTTACGATAGAATACAAATCCAGAATCTCCGCCTTCGAGTTCAGGCTTATATTCTCTAATCTCTTTGTAGTTACTGGACATAAATCCCTTATACTCTTCGATATCACCAAAGATGATATAATCTCCGGACATATAGGTTAAAGTCTCAACTTTATACCCTTTATGAAGGAAAACGCCACCGTTGTTGCGATATTTCTCTTGAAGTACATTTGGAGTAGTATTACTAACTGGTTCGCCTCTAAACTCATTATATTTGAATAGTGAGTTAGCATCAAGATAGAATTTAGCGGACTTAATGTTAGTTCTAAGATATTTATTAGATACCTTAAATTTAACGATATAATCTAATACTGAATAGATTTGTTGTCCTGATAAATCTTCGACTTTCTTTCCTGTTGTACCAAGTATTTTATTAATATCAAATATTGAAGGTTTGATATATTTTCTACCCATTAAAGGGTCTGCTACCCTACCATCACTATTTTTATAAGTACCATCATCGTTTGTGAGTAAAGTTTCCAAGCCGTCCATTAAGCCAGTCGAAGGGTCTCCAAGTGAATATGATGGATTATACTTACCAACGGTCAAAACTTCGTTTAATTGAGTAAACCAATCATTAAGTTTTTCTTCGTTAATATCGCTAAGGAATTTCGGATTGTACATATTATGAACAATTTCTTCGTCAGTTACCTCATATTTCTGTTCAAATCTTGAAAGTTTACCGTATTTACCAATTCTATATGGCAAATTAGCTCTCTTAGTTGGATGACCACCAGCGAGTACAGAGTTATAGAGATTTGTTGAATTAGCTAAAGTAAATGAGATATTATAATCATTTCTTGATGTAGGTTTAAATGACATTTTGTCGTACAAATCTACATATTTACTAAACTTTTTAATTTCCTCATCTGCATCTCTTTCGTTAAATTCTCTTGAATAATGAAATTGAGACATCTCAACTACAGATTTTTTAATAAAAGATTTTAAACTTTTTGTTAGCTTTGTTTCTTTATCATCGTAAGTGAAACTATCAATAACGGTATCTATACCTACGCCACTGTTATTGTAAGCTTCTGATTGTGCTTTTAATACCGCACATAACGGATTAATGAATAGGTGCTCATCTGTACCTTTTACTACGGGGAATAAATCTTTCGATTTGTATAACTTTTCAATTTTCATAAATGCCTCCTATAATTCTATTTTATTAATATCAATCGTATTGGAATCTTCTTTATCAATATTAATCGAAGTAATTCTTTGTGATAATGATTTTTGAATCTCTTTTTGTTCTTTTAACAAATCGGCGAGCTGTTTTTTAATTTCAGTAATTTCGCTATTACTTTCATCGCCTTTAATATCTTCTTTTTTTACTACCTTTGATATGGTTTTTTCACCGAAGAAATCTACAAAAACGTCTTGATTGTTTTTAATAAAGTTAACTAAATTTTCTTTCGTTAATTTTACTTCCTTTTTAACTGGAACGAGTTCCGCCGAACCTTCAAATGAAAATTCAAGATCAAGCTCTTTTGCTATATCCCAGTCTTCTTTGTTTTTGAACTTATATGTTGTTAAAATACTACCTTCAGGTGCATCAACAACATTATCAGCTTTTGCAACATAAATCTCTTTTAAGAATGCGTCAATGTAGTTTTCCTTGTTATCTTCCGTTTTATGAAGGATTTTGATTTGCTTATTACCTTTAAGTAAAAAGTTTACCATAGCTTCATCTCTAACGGTTTCATCATCAAGAATCATATCTTGAGAGTCAAACTCATTAAACTTTGCAAGACAAGCTGTAACCTCAAGTTTATTATCATCTTTTACAAGATTAGATAACTTAAGAAAAGAGCCGTCATCTTCCTTATACACTGCTTTTTTTTGCATTGCACCTTTTGGTACAATTGCATTTGTTTTGATTATTAGTTTTTTGTAAGCGAAAGCCATTTGTCCTCCTTTAGCTTCGGTCTATTAAATAATTTTCAGTTGAGTCCCAATTTGTAGGATGTTCGCCTAAAAATGGTTTTTTGTTCTCACTGGTTTCGATTGTTTGTTTTTCAGCATCATCTATTTCGTTATCAAGTATATCGGGGAACCTTACACGCCTAATATAAGTCCGTGATATAACGTTACTTGATAAATATATATTGTCGATAATTGCTTGGTCTTTTTCCGACACTACATCCATCTTCTTAAACTTAATTTCAGGATTTACTCCATAAATTAAATACAATAGATTATTCATTTTTTGTGCGAAATATTCTTGCAATGGTGAAATATATGTTTCATAATCTTTTCGTAATGCACCAATAATTTCATTTCCTGCAATCGAACTACCGCCCGAAGAAAAACCTACAGATGATGGTGATAAACTATGGTTTCTGATTATTTGTGCCGAGTATTTATCTTTACCTTCAAAAAACGAAGAATGGTTAACTTTATTTAATTCTATGACGTGGACTTTTGTATCGGCACCTACAGAAAGATAGCCTCCTCTACCTTTATTTTCTAATCCTTTAGCCTTTCCTAATGTATCTTTTAATCTCTTCTCACTCTCTTTATTTAAAGGTCTTCCCTCTGTTACAATAAGAAAATCAAACCTTGCGTTGTTATTGAGAAATGATTTTAACCACATATCAATACCGTAATGAATATCAATAGCTGTAGTCACGGAATACCAATCAGGAACGCCATATATCTGGCTCATTGTGTTAACATTTTTTATATGATATAGAAACCGATAATCATCAGAATTAGCTTTAGTGGCACTTATAGGAATTGCTCTGCCCATTTCCTGTAAGAATAAATAGTTTTTGATAGCTGTTTTTGATTTGTTTATCACGGCTCTGCATTTCTTCGGGTTAGCAACATATATCATAGGTTTACTATTACCAACCTTAACCGCTTCTAAATAAGCGTTGCCTGTTTCAAGGAAATACGCACCAGCCTGAACAATAATATCATAGAGAGATTCGCCATTTGAATTTATGTCTGTAATATCTATTTGCCTTGAAGCTTCTCTATTTAGAAACACAAAACCTTTTTGGAAAATATTTCTATTCTTATAATTGAGACATCCTTCGTGGTCTGATGATTTTTTTCTATACGAGTCAATATTATTAATATCAAATGGGTAATCTTCGTACATTCCAAACGAATTAGAAGCTATCGGTATTTCTTTTTTTATTTCGGTATTGCTAATGGCTGAAAATTCCTCAAGATTTATTAGTACATTATCTTTACCTTTATACAGGTAAATCATTTGCCCTCCTTTTTTTCTTTACAATTTATTGTTAAAATATATGTTAGGTTAATAAAACAAGGAGATATTATGGATAGAATAAACGAAATTTACGAATCACTAAAAAATAACATCACTGACCGAACAATAACGACATTCTTCTTTCCTCAAAAAACAGGGAAGTTTATAACATTAGTACCCGAAAACCTAATATCAGGTAAAACAACCGTATCTTCTTTTGTAACAAAGATAAACATTACAATATTTATTGTCAACATAATTAATCATAGGTCAGATAATTTACTTGATGTATATAATGAACTTGTACGTGTATTAGAGTCGCAAGTATTGCCTATACTAAAACCTTTTGAGATTAGTTCAGACACAATAGAAGTGGTAATGGGGAATAACGGAGCGAACGACACTCTTGGATTAAAAGTTAGTATAGTTGTTCCTAAAAACTAACGAAGCTTGAGTTTTTTGCCGAAGATATTTTCATTGTAACAAGCCCGGCTGTTGCATCTATACCATCATCGTAATCTTGGTCAAGATTTAGATTTACGGTTAATATCTCCTTTACGTAATCTCTATATTGTTTACTTGGATATTCATCTTCTTGTAAAAAGTAACATTTTTCTGCAATATCACCGAAACTTAACGCAATTCTAACCACCTTATCTTTTCTGTTGTTAACCCCTTTAAATACAGGTAATTCATATCCTTTTTCATTCATTCTTTTCTCAATCTTTAGGCTGATTTTCTCACCGCCATTATTCATTTCGTATTCAATATATGAAACATTGTGTTTATTTAGCTTTTCGGTTATTTCTGGAATCGTAAACTCTACGCCCGCATTTGAGTATTCAACGTCAATAATATAAAACTTATCATCTATATATATCGCAATAGGCATAGCAAGCTTATTACCGCCTTTTTCAAATGCAGGGTCAATATAGGAAACCACGTAATATTCTTCTCCCCTAATTATACCATTTATTTGGCTCTTCGTAAATCTATTTAATTTAGTAAAAATCTTACTATCATTATTTGCAGGATTTTGCATAAATACCGCCTCCCAAATCCATTGCTGTCCACGTCTTTTATATGATTCACGTTTATTTATATAGTAGTCTAATGAAAATTGACTGGGCGAGAAGCTCATCTCTTCGCCATCAACAGTTATTATCGCAGGAACAGTATATGTAACAAAAGTGTCGTCATCTACATTTGCTACGATATCTTTCTTTAATTCCTGATAAACCAATTCAAATTTATCATCGGTAATCTCACCGCAATTTAATAACATTGAATAGTACTTTTCTATATCGACATCATAAGTTTTGTCATATTTCTTAACTTGTCCGATATGGTCATTTTTAATCCAACGAGTACAAAGATATAATTCTTTTCCCCCTTTCTCTAATCTTGCCAAATGAACCGAACTTACCCAATTGTCCGTTTGTCTTCTTATTGCCATAGATAAGGCATCGCTTATTCCTGAATACTCATCATCAAGCACAAGGTAATTATCAACACCAATTCCTGATGATGTACCGCCAACACCCGAAGCCGAATATACCGGTCTATTTGAGCCTTCAAGCATCCACTTTTCTTTACTTTGAGCATTACGATTTAGTCTCACGTTATATAGATAATATAGTCTCTCATCTTTTAAACTTTCCCTAACAAAAAAGGAAAGGATTTTCACTGCAAGGTCTGCGGAGTAACTATTACGCATATTACTTCGTTCTGGATGTTTGCAGATTTGTTGTAGTATAGCTAAACTTGCCGAATAACTTTTACCTGCACGAGGAGGCATTGATGCTGTCATTTTCCAAATAATATCTTCGTCTATCAAATCAAATAACATTGATAATATTATTAGGTGAGGTTTGTCACGAGTAAAAAAACCATTCCTAATAGATTCTACATATTCAGCGAAATAAAACAAATGGGAATCTAATCTTTTCCTTAGTTTCTCATCTTCTTCTATTTTCTTCTGGTAATACAATCTTTTTAGCTGTTGTTTTGTTACTAACATTGCTATTTATCGCCAATAAGTAGTTTTAAATCTTCTAAAGACAAGGATGATACATCGTCAGGAATCTCTATTTCGTTTTTCATACGCCTATCTTGTTTTGCTCTAATAAGTGTTTTTATATCTTTTAATAGCTTACTCATACCGTTTGTACCGCCAAGAACCTGAATAACTCTTAATCGTAGTTCAACGTCTTCAAGGTCGATAGCATCCTGTAATAGTTTCTCACTTACGGAAAGCATTTGAGTATAAACATTTATGGTCTTTTCTATTGCACTATCATCGACGTCATCGTTACTTATTTCAACTCCGTCAACAACTACAACGTTCTTAAAATCTTCCTTGTCTTTTTTCCAGTTATGTGTCCTTATTCTCTTGTAAATTCTATGGTTACTAATATCATATTTTACCGACAATTGTTTAACTGTATAACCGTTCGGGTGAGTTTTATCACCTTCAATATAATCTTTTTTAATAGGGTACCAATCAATACTTGATTCATTCATACGGAATATTCCTTAATAAACGAGATTAAGTCTTTTTTTGTGATTAATCTTTGACCTGTTTCTTCTTTGATTGTTTTAAGCTTACCTCTTTTTACCCAATACCACATAGTAAAATACGGAATACCTGTTACACGAGCAAGATATTTCAATGTAAAAATATCTGTTTTTATATCGTCAATATTGATATTTCTAACAAGCTCTTTTTGCTTTTTACCGAGAGTAGTACTTCTTCCGATTTTTATTCCACTGGTTATTTTCCAATCCAAAATATCGTTTGGTGACATTCTTTCAATATCGCAACCATTGTCACGATATGTGTATAACATTTGCCTTGATAATCCCAATAACCTTGCCTTTTGTGATATAGATAAGAACGGCGTATTCATTAAATATTCAGGTTCTTTTTTGTTAGATATTTTCATTTAATCCTCCTTTTTTATTACAATATAAAAATACTAATGACAAAATGTCAAGTAAAAAACACTAACCTATTTGTTTAAATCTGGACAGTCTCATTGAATCGTTTTTAAAATTCATAAATGTAGTCATCTCTACAATTCTATCAAAAACTCTATCTCCGAAAAATTCCATTATTTCGTTTATTTTTAAATTTGTGGTTAACAAAGTGACAAATACGCACCCCTCTTTTTTACGCTTAAAAGCAACATATCTTTCCTTGATAATCCAGCCGATAAAATTTCTATATGCTTCAGTGTCAAATCCGGCACCAATATCATCGACAAATAAAATATCCGCTTTTGTATTAAATTTGATATTGTTACCACCTTGTAGGTATTTTTTGTATAGAAATTCTGCATTACCGGTAGCCACTGAATATTTATCAGCAATATTCCCTTCTGTTTTTTTATCTAAAAAGAATTTCCGAATTTGAGCAATAATTATTTCCGACAAGTAGGTTTTTCCGCAACCAACCTTACCTAAAAAACAATAACCGAACCGCATAGACTCAAAGTTTTTTACTATTTCTTTAATAATTAACGGGTTAGTCTCTATATAATTTTTAGGTAATGTGAATTTAAAATCAGTCTTATATGATTTTATTTCGTTTTCGATAATTGCAATATGTTTTTTTAATCTCTTTTTTTCTTGAGATATTAAAAAATTATTCTTTTTTGATTTAGTTATCATTGAAAGTCTATACCTGCTATATTCTAAATCTGCCGTTTCTCGTTCCAAATTCGTGCGTACAATCGATTTTCTTATATCAAGTGGTATCATTTTACTTCTTACCCAATAAAGTCCTCATAACGGCTTCTGAATAAGTTCCGTCGTGATAGACATTAGCTTTTTCTTTTTGTTTACTGTTATTTTGTTTTGCTTCGATATAGTTTCCTTCAATAACTTTTAGATAATTTGTGTCGTTTTTTATAATCCAATCAAACGATATTTTCCATCCAGACTTATTTTTACCAATAAGTATTGGCGTATTATCGTTTATATTTTCAAGTATTTTATCAAAATCAAATAGTTCTTCTTTTATTCTTGCTTTTAGTTTTGATTTCCTTGCTTTAGTTATTCCTATTATTTTCGGGAGTTTGTATTTATCTGCTTTTTTATTCCATAATTCACGAAATTTATCATCAGGAGATTTAAAAGTCCCATCGCTATTATTATTTATACCTACAGGTAGGTTATGTTTAGTAACTAAATCTAATGACTGATCAGGAGAGCGATATTTATTATTCTCTGTAGTAATCTCTGTAGTAGTCTCTGTATCTATATATACTAAGTTCCCTTTTGGCACTTTTGGGAGTGCACTTTTTGCCCTTTTGGGAGTGCATTTTTTGCCCTTAGGTAAGTGACCCATATTGTAGATATTTTTAAGTTTTTCTTCTAATATTTCTTCGTTAATGCTATATAACGTAACTCTGTTCATATCTATTTTTTTGGAACAAATTCCAGTTGCTGATAATTTTTTAAATGCACTTATAAATTGTTTTTTTGAGATTCCTATTTCTTCTGTCCAGCTATCACCATCTCTGTATAGTTTATGGTCACAAGGTTCGATAAATTTATAAAACGGCTGACCACCGTTTTTACCCCACCAGTATATGATTTGTTGTAAAACTAATGTTGGTATAATTCCGCCGGTAATCACGTTTAATTCTTTTCTGTAAGGTATTGCATTCCTATCGTTTGCGATAACGCCTAATAACATAATTCCTCCTTTTTTTGTTTATTCAAGTCCGAGATATTTTTTAATTGCTTTTTCAAATTCAGGTTTTAATGAATTGAATCTATTAATTTGACCGACAATATCAAAATACTCACCTTCTTTGTATTCGTTTTCGATAAAATCCATTAAAGACATATTGTTTTCTTTTAACTTTTCCTTAAACATTTCAATAATCATTTTTTCAACTCCTTTTGCATTAAATTAAGTACTACTGAATTAAACAGAATACATTTTTTACCGTCTCTGTAAAAGTAGAACTTGTCGCTATTTACATCAAAATATGCCCTCTTGGCACCATTTAAAACTAATGCACGATTCACTATTTCAGGGTTAACATTTATATCTCTTTCGACAATAACTTCACGGTTATTAAAATAAGACAATAATAAAATAAATAAAATATATATGGCGATAATTCCGCCATATATAAAAACAAATGATTTTTCTTTAGAATGGAACATCTTCATCGGACACCTCATAGTTATCGACAATATTGGATTTTGACGAATTATCAAATCTTTTATTGTTATTAAACTGTTTGTTGTTTTGTCCGTAAGTATTTACTTTTGCGTAAGGTGAACCATCGTCGCCAACAAGAATATCAAGGTTAATCCATCCCTTGCCGTTTCTATATTGCTCAACTTCGTGAATATTATCAAATATCATTTCAGGATTTATTGATAATTTACACATTACAAAATCGGGTGCTCCGTCTCTTTTTTTAAATACATTCACTCCTTTCATATAAACTGCCATTTTTTCCTCCTTGTTTGTTTTTTGGTTTTAGGCAATTTTTCATCTCAAAATGAGATTATTAATCTTAATTCAAATAAAAACAAATAGCCAAAACAGTCAAGAAATAATCTTTAAAAAAAATAAAAAAATAAATTGACAAGATGTCAATAGGATTTACTTTGGTTTTATGCTTAAATATTAATTCATCTGCAAAAGGAGGTAACGATGAAATTAGTAAAATTATTAAACCTTAATATTAATAATTTTAAGGGAATTAAGTCAGCTGATATTGATTTTAGTGATATTACTAAAATATCAGGAAGAAACGAATTAGGTAAATCATCAATCGTTGATTCATTTTATTGGTTAATCGACGGAAAGGACAGTCGAGGGTTAAGTGAATTTGGAATCAAAATGATGGATAGCAACGGCAATCAAATACCGAATCTTGTTATCGATGTAAAAATGAATATTAGTATCGATGGAAAGTTATACACAATAAGAAAAACTCAAGAAGAAAAATGGGAAACTTCTATTAATAATCCGGAACCATACCTAAAAGGGAATACTACAAAGTACTTTATCGAAGACTCTTCAGGTATGTTGATTTGCAATAAAAAGAAATGTTACGATGAATTTATAAACGATAATATATGTGATAGTAAACTTATTCGCATATTATCATCGCCTATGTATTTTAACAATATTTTAAACTGGCGAGAGAGACGTAATTTATTTATGGCTCTTCTTTCTCAAAAATCATTAGCGGAATTTATTAAAGATAATGATAAATATAGAGAATTAGACGGTATTGACGTGAGTAATTACAATGATGCGATATTACACATAGATAGACGTATAAATAGTATCAGTGAGCTAATAGGCAATGTATTAGTTAGAATAGACGAGAATAAGAAAAACTTAGCTAAATATTTAGATGACTGTAACAATATCGATATTGAGGAAATTAAAGCTATCAAAAGCGAACTTATTCAAAGAAAAAAAGATTTTGAGAAAAAACAGTTAGACCAGCGAGACGAGAAATATGAAAAAACAAAAAAAAGATTAAATAATAAGATTGATAAGCTAATGAAGCAAAAACAAGATAATTTAGATAGCTTAAGAAAAAAACAGGATAACTATTTAAACAAAAAGCATATTCAGTCTTTAGTGGTCGACGATGAAGCTCAAATAACAAGCGAAAATTTACATATAAAAAGGCTTAAAAGAGAACAAGATGATATAAAAAATCAACTTGATTCTTTACGTGAAAAATACAGAACAAGTAAAGAAATAGAGATGAGCGATAAAGATAAAATCTGTAAGTTTTGTGGTCAAGAACTTCCCGAAGAGAAGATGGGCGAGCAGATTAAAAAATTTAATCAACGAAAAAAACGTGAACTTGAAACAATTAAAGAAAACGCAGATAACCTAAAAATGCTATATCAAGAAAAAAAGGAAGCTATTATAAAAGCGGAATCATTAATAAAGAAATACGAGGAGTCACTTAAAGACAATAATAAAAAACTTTCCGAAATAGTAATCCCCGAGGTTGAAGATAAACAACAAGAAATAGCACAAAAAATAGAAGATATTAATAATGAAATCAAGCTATTAAAGCCAAACATTGTTGATTATTCAAAAGAAATTGAAAATATCGATAACGAAATAGAAGCTATCTCACAAAAAGCAATGGCGTTTCCTTTATTTGAAGACACTAAAAAAAGAGACGACGAATTGAGGAATGAGCATAAATCATTGGCAGAGAAACAAATACATCTTAGGAAGCAAAAAAGCCTTTTAAGATCGGCAAACGGCGAATATATATCAGAACTTGAAAATGCAGTCAATGTTGAACTTGGCGGAGATACAAAGATTCAGTTCTTTAAAACCCATTTAAATGGTAACATTGAAGAGACTTGCAATATTCTTGGTAAAACAAAATCAGGTTCGTTCGTTACATACAAATATCTTAACACTGGAAACAAGATAAACGTAGGAATAAAAATATCGTTGTTACTTGCAAAACTATCAAAAATAACTATACCGATGTTTATAGATAACGCAGAGAGTGTAACATCGTTAGTTAAGATACCTACTCAAGCAATTATATTGGAACACGACAAAACCATTAAAAAATTAAAAGTAACTACAGGAGGTTTCTAAAATGAGCGACAATAAATCATTAAAAGTAAAGAAATTCAAAAAAATCATTACAAACGAATCGGTATTGTCTGAATTTAAGAACAGTTTAAAGGAAAATAGCGGGGCTTTTATAAGCTCCCTTATTGAAATTTATTCCCACGATACTTTCCTACAACAATGTAATCCTTCTGACGTAATAACAGAATCATTAAAAGCGGCGACACTTAAATTACCGGTCAATAAGAACTTAGGTTTCTCTTGGATTATTCCGAGAAAAGAAAAAGGCGTATTAAAACCAGTATTCCAGATAGGCTATAAAGGCTACATTCAGCTTGCTTTACGAACAGGGATGTATAAAATAATTAATGCAGGTGGCGTTCCAAAATCTTTTATCATAAAGCGTGATTTACTACGAGGAACGTATGAATTTATAAAGCCAGTCAATTATGATGGCAAAGATGATGAACTTGAACAATATCAAGGGTATTTCGCTCATATTGAATTAGTAACAGGGTTTTCAAAAACACTATATGTAACTACTGAAGATATGAACGTACACGCAAGACGGTATGCCGCAGGAATAAATTCATCTTATTCTCCGTGGGTAACAAACTACTCATCAATGGCTAAAAAAACCATACTAACCAAACTATTAAAGGTATATGGTATATTATCAACTGAAATGGCAACTGCACTTGCCAATGAGCCACAAGACGAAATAATTGATATTGATAATGATAATACAGATGAAAATAGCAAACAATTTACGCCAAATAAACCAAAATCTCCTAACTCACCAAAAAAGAAAGATGACCAAAAACCATCTGACGCTGAATATGAAGAGGTAAGTTTCGATGTTGATTAAAACCATCGCAACAGGTAGTACTGGTAATTGCTATATTATTTCTGGATATAAAACAAAAATCATTCTTGAATGTGGAGTGAATTTTGAGACTATCCTTGAATCATTGGATTATGATACCGAAAATACTTATTGCTTGGTAACTCACGAACATAAAGACCACTCATTATCGGCACAATCGGTAATCCTTTCATCAATACCAACATATATGACGAAAGGCACGGCAGATGCAATTAATGTTACGAATATCTGTAACATTGTGTCCGATGGACAACAATTCACTATTGGAGAATTTACGGTCAGTGTTTTCAATACTAAACACGATGCAAAAGAACCGGTGGGATTTTTAATCGAGTCTAATATCGAGAAAAAACGGATACTATTCATTACTGACTCTCATTATATGGAATATGTGTTTAGAAATATAGATTTGTTTATGGTAGAAGTTAACTTTGATTATGATACACTTATCAAGAATGTTTCCCTGAAAAAAACAAACAGTTATGTGGCAAACAGGATATTAAGATCTCACTTTTCATTGGAAAAATCTATAGAGTTTTTAAAGAAATCAGATGCTACTGGTAAGATGATAATGCCTATCCATATGTCAAAACATAACCTTGATTTTAACAAATTGAAATCAGATATTTCAACCATTGGTACATATATTGATGTGAGAAATAAAAATACAATAAAAATATAAAAATATATTGACACATTGTTAAGAAGTTTTTTATTAGTAATAAGAGATATGAAACAGAAGAGTGATTAATTTTAACTAAAAAAAGGAGAAAAAAATGAAAACAGCAAAAGAACTTAAAACTTTATTAAACACGTTCAAACAAGACTTTCCATTAACCCCTTTCAGCCTAATCACAAGTTGGTTAGGTTTTGAAGGCAACCTTGAAATGAGTTCGGAATTTTCGGGAACTCCGCAAACAACAGGAGTATTTGAAGCAAAACTATCTCAAGACTGGGATGGCGAGTACGAAGCTACAGTACTAAAAGGGTATGTAGAGTGGTGGACAACGTCTGGGCACCACATAAAAATATCTCCGATAGAGGAAGCAATTTTCATCGGAACAGATGAGAGTAGGAATTTTTATAAAATAGTAAAAATAACTGCCCGTAGTTTAGGATGGGCAATTATCACTAAAAAATTTGATTAACTATAATATAGCCCTAATCCGTTGGGCTATATTGTTATCTGTTAAATAAACAATACAAACAAAGGAGACAAAATGAAAACAAGATTGGAATATTTAGGTGAAATTACCGGCGACCAAAACAGGATTTTAGTAGCATTAATGATTGATGAAATTGAAGACGTAATTAGAGAATCGTTACGTATGACCGATGAAAACGAAGCGAAAAAACTTTTAACCGAATTAGTAAACAAACTATTTTAAAAGGGGGAAATAAAATGCAAAGAACAGATTTTGACCACAGACTTGAATTATTAAAGAGCCATAGTTATTTTCAACACGAAGAAGACTGGAAAAGGTCGTTCACTAAAGACGAATATGACTACTTTTTCGGCGATATGGATATAGTGGAAGGTGCTTACGATTATGATGAAGACCTTGATATAGCAAAAACAATATTCCATTATAAACACGAAGATAGATATCTTGCCGTTGAGTACAACATAAATACGTTAGGTGGAACTCTTGAGATTTATGAATGCGAGAGGGTATTTAAATGCGTAGTATAGGTGGTAAATTCCCAGTGCCTTTTATCTCAATAAATGCCTATCAGTTTACCAAAGCTGATGTATATGATTGGATAAAGAAAGAAATAGAGAGAGTTGAAAACATTGGATATAAATGCCGTATATATTACATACAAGGCAGTGTCGGCTTTTCAATAGTTGTGGCACGTACAACACATAAAGGCGAAATGTTTATTAATGGCGATTCGGGGAATCATAGTATTCCCCTGCCAGCCAATGAGCATTTTAGAAGGTTTTTGTTATTAAAGAAAAAACCAATGACGTTAGATGAGTTAAAAGAGTTCCATAAATCCAAAATAACTGTTAGCAGGAAACGGAAACGAAAATGAGAAAGATAAACTACACTAAAAGAGAGTTCAGCCCTCACTTATTGTTGTTATTTGCTGAGCTTTCATTAATATCGGCAATTGGCGATTTAAAACATAGGTCAAGATACACTAAGAAATGGAATGAATTATTGGCAGAATTAAGCCCAATAGTGGATAAAACACACAATCTGGTGAGTTTTCTTGATGATTGTTTTCAAAATAGTAGCGTCCCCGAAAATGAGCTAAATAGCGACAAAATGATACTATTTCAGCTGATTGAGATAATAGAAAATGTTGACGATATTCCGCAATTACGGAGCAAAATTGGTGATATATCAAAATACATTGCCAGTCAAAAAAAGAAAAAATAACAAATAAAGAAGAATGAAAAATAAAAATATTCTCACACAATTTCAAAAAATAGAAAACTGTAGTGATGGCACAATGAAAAAGATTAAGGTAAAAGTAAAAAAT